TACGCGATCGACGTCGCTCAGTGAAAGACCCCAAGCCGCCCGATGTCGCCACACCCACAAGCCCGCCCCTCGGCGGGCTTTTTGTTACCCTGCCGGCCATCTGCCATAACGGAGAGCCTGCAGCATGAAAAACAGCACCAAGATCGCGCTTGGCTTTGGAGCCGTAGCGATCGCGATCGGCGCCTACAAAGACTTCACCAGCCGCGAGACGAACGGCCTAGCCAATGCCCACAAGGCCGTAGCATGGGAAAAGAACTACCCATCAGACATCGAGTGCGAGCACATGAAAGACGAAGGCGAAACGTGGGCGCTCTGCCGTTTCTGGCGGGCGGCGCCGAGCGTATGGGCCAAGCGTGGCGACGGCTGGGCCGCAGCCAACGGGCCGGCACTGATGGTTATCGACTTGGCGGCGCAAATCGACACCAGCAACGACGCTAGGCCATATCAGAACCTGCCGCGCCTCGAGCGCAGCCAGCAGCCACCCATCTACATGACAAAGGCAGTATCGGCGCGATTGGCTGAAATCAGCGCTGAAATTACCAGCGCAAGGCGCTAAGCAGACACAAAAAAGCCCCCACCGCCGCAAGGCAGTGGGGGCTTCGTTCTTTCTGGTCAGTGGGTTTTCGACTGATCCCGGCCAGGCATCAGCGCCGGGTGATCGCGCTCGATCGAGCCCTTCGCCAGATAAACCGACTCGTAGGCATCAGCCACGGCGCTGGCCAGCTCGCCGCTAGCAGCGGCGATGCGCTGGAACTTCTCGGCGTTTTCCTCGGTGCGCGAGACCAGGCGCTGATAATCCTCGCGCTTGACCTCCATCAGCTTCGGCGGAACGTAGTGCTGCACAGCAGCGAGGGCGAGCCGGGGCGCCAGAGGCAGCGTCGAATGGCGAGCGAGCACCGCCCACGCCATCGGCGTGAAGATGGCCCGGCGCTGGTTGTCGTATTCGTCGCGATATTCGCAAACGCTCCCCTCGGGGAATTCGTGCTCATAGCGACGAAACAAGCCCAGCGCGGAGTTCTTCATCTTGTAGCCGAGCAGGGTGTCGACCTCCTGATCACCCAGCCACAAGTTGCCAGCCGTATCCCACTCGGCATGCACCGCGCCCGCTCCGAAATCGAGATCCACCAGGCGGCCGGTAAACATGGCGCCCTCGACTTCGCTGTACTGCTCGGTATTGCACTGCTGCAACTCGGCCTCCATGCGGTTGAAGGCGTTGATGTAAGCCTCTTTCCAGCGGGCGGCCTCGGCGCCAGTGAATCCCATGCACAGGAAGGTGAAACCGTCGCGAGTCATTCGATAAGCGGGGCTTTTCCGGGTCGCACCCTTGCCGACCGCGACCTCGACGATCATCTCCGCAAAATTGCGGGCATGAAAATCAGGCGAGCAGTCCAGGCTCCTGATTCGCTTTAGCACGTCATCGTGACGCTTGCCGAATACCTCTGCGACGACCAGCGATGTGGTGGTAGGACGGCCAGCATCCAGAGTGACGGCGGACGGATCTAATACGTGTTGGTCAGTCATTGCTCTTGCTCCCTGGCCGCGATCAGCAGCCGATTGATTACCTTGGTCGCGGACTCGCCGCGCTCCTCGAAATAGGCCAGCGATGCAGCAGCATCTGGCTTTAGGCGTATGCCCGTGAGCTTTCGCCCCCCTTGTTCCCGCAGCCGGGCCTCGTACTCCTCCACCCGCTGCGTCACTTTCTTCGGCTCGCTGTCCATCTTCCTCCCTTTTGTTGGGTTGCCAACGACTGATAATCTACAATCGTTGGGCAACCAACGCAACAAATTTCGGGCACAAAAAAACGCCCCACAGCCGAAGCCATGGGGCGCACGTCACTCCTGTTTTCCGTCCGGATAACTCGCCTCGATAGTGCAGCGGTAACTCTGCTGCCTGGACCCGCTCGAGGTCACCTTGTCGATCGACCAATCGCCGCAAACGACGAAAGCCCCACCGCCGCGAGGCAGTGGGGGCTTTTAGGTATGAATGTTTTAGCGCTGCTGGCGCCACCAGACGGCAACCGCCTCGATGACCGCGACCTCTTGCACGAACGTCAGCGCGCGCAGCTTTGCCAGCATCGCGGTCGGATCGACGTCCCACTTCTCGGCGATACCATCCTCGAGCGAATCCTCCCAGCCCATCGCCAGGCTGCCACGAATCATCCCTGCAGGCTCGCTGATCACGCCGTTTAGCATGTCACGAAGCGCGCTCCATTCGGCCTCGCCGAACAACTGCTCGGAGCGCTCGCGGCGCAGGATCTCGGCGTAGCGGTCGAGCACCTGGTTGACGCGCCCGCTGCTGATTTCGCCGAGTAGCTGCTCGGCGGCGTCGGCGAAGTAGATGCCTTTTTTCGTGGCCATGGTTGTGTGCTCCAGATGGTAGTGCCCCGGCCATGGGCCGGGGTGCGGAATTAGTAGGTTCCGTATTCGATGACGTTATCGTCGTCGTCCATCACGCTCTCGAAATACTCGGCTTCATCTGCCGGCACCTCGATGTGTGCAAGGTCGTGCTCGCCGTCGAATCGGGTGACGGTGCCGAACCAGTGGGAATCCGATACAACGCTGGCCAGTGAGTCGATTGCAAAGCTGCCTTGGTTGTCTGCCAGGACGACGCGGTACTTGATGAAGTTGGTCATGGTGTTGCCCTCTGTGCATGCCGTGGCGGTGTGCCCGGCTTCTTCAGCGGCGGTTCGCGTTGCGCGTCCCGTTGATGCGAATAATAGGTGCACCTATGTGCACTGTCAAGCCGCTGGCACAAAAAAACGCCCCACAGCCGAAGCCATGGGGCGGGCGTCACTCCTGTTTTCCGTCCGGATAACTCGCCTCGATCGTGCAGCGATAGCTCTGCTGCCTGGATCCGCTCGAGGTCACCTTATCGATCGACCAGTCGCCACGCATGAACGATGGCCACGTCGTATCGAGCTCGACCAGGCCCTCGGCACCGAATGCCGGATTGCCCGGGCAGTCGATCCGGAGTTTCGTCTCCTGGCGCTTGGCCTTGCGCAGCTCGCCCTCGCCGGCCGCCTTGGCCTCGTCCGCGTCCTGGTAGCGCTGGCGCACCTTGCGGAACGGCTCGCTGCCCGTCTCGACAATGATCTCCTTTCCGCTGCTGCCGTCCCACCAGGCCGTTTTAACGCCCTTGACGCGGATCCGCGCATCGCTGTCGATGCTGGCCGCGATGAACGCTTTGCTGCCTGGCCGGTTGTCCTGCGTCACCGACAGCGTGACCTTCGGCATCGGCTTGCCGCTTAGCGTCTTGAGCTGCCCGCGACGCGCCAGAACATACAGGTCGTTGACCGGCTTCGCGACCGCGTCGAAGCGCTTGGCCAGGCGCGTCAGGAACGCCGCGTCGGTCTCGTTCGACTGGTCGATGTGGGCGATCGCGATCGCCTCGAGGTCGGCCGCGACGCGGGGCGTAAACCCGTGCCGGCCGACCACGCGGCGGAACACCTGGCCGAGCGTGGTCATGGCGTAGGTTTCGGAGCGGCGGGCCTTGAAGCCGGTCGGATCCTTGACCGTGAACGGCGCGGCCGTGGCGACGATCAGCATCAGCGCCGGGAATAGCTGCGGAGTCACGCGCGTGACCGTGAACTCGCCTTTGTCGACGAGGCCGGTCTCCTGGTAGCCCACGCGTAAACCGATCTTGCGGTCGAAACTCGGCAGGCCGTCCAGGCCCTCGATATTGACCGTCAATTTCAGTTGATCAGACTCGATGCCGGCGGCGTCGACGTGCTCCCAATCCACAAGCCGCGCGTTGATCAGCGCCGCGTTCGCGCCGTAGACCTCGACGGCCGGGGTATATCCGACTTCCATCACTCGCCCCCACCTTCGAGATCCTCGGGATATGCCCACGCGCCGTCAGGCGAGACCAGGGCGCCCGGAGAGACCCCGGATTCCACGTCACGCGCGACCGCATAGCCCAGCGGGTGCAGGATCTCGCGATTGATTCGCTCGAGCAGGCCGAGCCGCGAGAGCTCGTTCCAGTCGATCCACTTCGACTTATCCGCCATGATTCCCCCTTAATCCCAGGCCGTCAGCGGCGCCGCCTGCGCGGGCGCGCTGGCCAGCTCAGGAAGCGCGACCCGCACACCGGCCGGCAACGCCGTGCCGTATTCCGCGAGGCCCGGATTGACCAGCCAAAAGGCCTCCTCGGCCGCGTCATCCGACCGGCCAAGCTCGCGATATAGCAGCGTGTTCGCCGTGTCACCGGCGATCGTTCTGACCTTACGCATTGACGAATTCCGATAGCTCGAGCGTCCAATTCAAAAGCGAGGCGGTGCCGTCATCGATGACGCGCTCCTGATCCTCGCTTACTCCGTCGATACGCCAGCGCCCCCAGTTGCGGCCGAGGCCGTCCACCAGCGTGAACGGCGCCCTGCTGTTCGCCAGCGCGCGCAGCTCGTCGACCTTGGCCATCCCCGCGCCCCACTGCGCTTTTCCGCTCAGACGCAAGGTTTCGAGCCC